TAATAGTGCTATTCTTTACTAGTTTATCAAGTAAGCTCATTTTCCCTCCACAATTGACGATAATTTATTCTTATAGGCCTCGATCTTACTTACTCGATCAGGCCAATAAATTGTTGATTTTTCTGCGTTCTTACACAAGTTATCTAGAAAAGGTGTAACAGATTTGTATAATAGTTCTAGACGATATTGCAAGTCGTCAGCAGTTACTTTAGCATCGTTGAGTCGATCCTCAAGTGATTGCTTTTCACTACTGACTTCTTGAATTTTTTGTTCGGCTTCAGCTTCTTTCTCTTGAAGCTCTTCATCAATAAAGCTGAAGCCAAAGTCAAAGTCTAGAACCTCTTCGTAGACTTTATTAGCCATTCGCTAGTTCCTTAAAGATTGACAAATCATCGTCATCGTCATCCATTGACAAAGTAGATGATGCTGCAGGTGCTGCTTCAGGTAGTGTTACTTGAGGTGCAGCTGATTGCGTATTGCCCATGTTGCTGAGATCCAAATCGTCAGAGTCGTCAGTTGCCATGGTTGGCGTGGATGGTTCTGCATCGAGAGCTAAAACACGATACAGTTTTGTTTTCAAATCAGAATATGACTTGAAGTTTTTTGGATCAACAACTTCTTGCAACGAATGCTGTTGGTTCCAAATTGCTTCCAATTGTGAGTCTTCTTGAGACAATGGAGATGGAGTATCAAACTCAGACTTGTCATAATTTGGGTAACCCTCAAACTGTCGAATTTTTAACCGGAAATTAGCACCTTCCCAAAAATCAAATGGGTTTACTGGTGTTTCATCCTCAAACGTTGGGTTCATTAGATCATTCAATTTATCAAAGATCTTTTTACCAAACGAATACAAGAATACTTTTCCATCGTTATCAGGATTTGAACTATCCTTAATAACCTGAATATTAGCGACATATTTTAGACGACGTTTTTGTTTACGTGCTTGATCCTTGTCGGAGTCAATGCCTGAATTCCAAAGTTTTGAGTTAAACTCAGAAACAGGATCGTCTTGGTTTAGTGTTGTAAGTGAGTTTTCAATGTACCATAGACCTGTTGGGCCTTGGAAACCGTGATCCCAGATACGTACGAATGGCATTTCCTCACCTGATGGTGCAGGCAAGAAACGGATAATAGCAAAACCATTGCCGGCTTTGTCACGAGTTGGTTTCCAAAATTTACCTTCGTTGGGATCTGAGTAGCTTGGCTTAGAAATTTTTTCAAGCTGTGAGTTCAGTTTATTAAGTGAAGCTGAACGATTCTTTTTAAGTGCATCAAATGACATGGTCATATAGTATCTCCTAATTTTGCTTTGTATAGCGTTTGTTTGTATTGCGAAATATATGTTGGCGGACCAACACATGTATTTATATTAGAAAAAATGATTTCTAACATGGTCTTTAAACTTTTTTTGATCAAAGTTTAAAAAAGGCTTGTATTTCTTGGATAGTGTTATTATATCACGAGATATGATTTTGTCAACTATTTCTTTGTCCCAATACGGAAAAATATTTGCAAGGTGTGTAATAATAGTAAACGTCTCAAGTGTTATTTGTTTACGAAGGTAAACTGTCATGATATGTGGATGCTGTCCATTGTGGACTGCAAAATTTGCCTGATAGTTATCGTCTAATGCAGACAAATCGTTTTTAAATGTGTAGCTAAGCGAGTCAATTTTCTTTTGCCATTCCATGTAATTACGTTCGCCATCTTCTTCAACAATGTCACGTATCCAAGCATTTTTATTAGCTACAAGATTTGCTAATAGAATATCCTTTGGATTATCCATTTTAGATAGTTTATGAAAAAAGTATACATCTGGCCGAGTAACAAACTTGTCAAACGACGAACGAATTTTTCCATTATATTTGTGGTAATCGTAACCTGGTGTTGAGAAATGTTTTTTTAGTGCTAAGTAATTGACGTAGAGATTAAAAGATTTTTCATTCGCATAATTCTGTGATGTCAACATTTTCTTTTTGGACCATTCTTAGTTTCACTGCCTCTGTCCTTAGTTTTTCTTTAAGGATAGTAGACTTTTTTACTATGTCTGCAACAGCTTCAATTTCTAGTTCGTTTATACGAGCGTATTCAACTAGCGCATCAATATAATTTACTCCATTTGCTAACATCGCAGCAATTTCATGGTGCACCTTTTCGGGTGAGCGTGGTGGTGTTATCATAGCGTCTTTAAATTCCCAATGCCGTGCGTATTTCATTTTTCTTATGGTTCCTTCCCATTCTATAAGCGTGGAGAAATAACATAACATCTTTTTTGTCGTCGTAAATTATATCTCCGTTCAATTTGACCCAATATTCGCCATTAACATTTATATCGACCCCATAGGTGTTGCCGTTGATTCCAATAGTATCTGATTTATTAGCCATTTAATACTTTAATCCCACTAATCCAGTTGTGCGCGGCATCTTCAACATAATGAATTGATTTTCCAGCAAACGATTCAGTGGTTTGATGTACATTATTAATAAAGTATTTAATATTATATCCGGATGAATCAGAATAGAGTTCAGCACGAAGCTGACTTCCAGCGCGTTCTCCTAAAAACTCGTTTACTTTCATTTTATGTTCCTTTATATGAGATGTTGCTTTTTTACTTCCGCATGATGAGCAGAAATCAATTACTACGTCAAATTTTTGATTCTCAAAAGTAGCTATTATTTGCCCTCTTGATATATTAATTTTATCACAGCAGTGCATTAATGTCAACTAAATAATCCTTTTATACCGCAAAACTTTCACCACAACCACAAGAGGCTGTAGCATTTGGATTTACTACCTTTAAGTAGGATCCGCCTAACTCTTCTATATAGTCTATGGTACAACCAAATATAAACATTTCTGCCATAGGATCAAGCCAAAGATTTTCAACGGTGGGTTCTTTATCTGTAGTTCCCCACTCGTATTGAAAACCTGAACAGCCACCACCTTTTACATTGAGAGAAACATTTGGTTTACCGGCTTTAGCTAAATACTTTTTAGCTCTTTCTGTAACTGTAATATTCATAGAGCTTCTTCTTCTTTTGTTTTATATTGCCATTCGTCTGTATGACCAACAGACCATTTAGGTTCTACCTCAACAGCATAATTTTGAGTACATACTTTAAAATCAGGCTGAAGTAACGTATCAGGTGTTAGAGAACTATCTCTCCAAATGACTCTGTTATTCGGTTGAGCTGCAAATTGTCCGTTATCTAATCTAATTACATTAAAAGATTTATGCTCTGGATCGTGTTCTGAGAAATTAGTATCGAGATATGCATCATCTCTGTGAGCATTATCTATGGTGAATTCGTATTCTCCAGCGTGCATATTTTTGTCTTTGCCAAAGAACTCGCATCTTGATAAGATTGGTTTTTGCAATACTGTGAGATCATAATCAAAGCAGTCCCACAACTGGAGAACATCAAGAGGAAGCAACTCGCCATGATCAGTTTTCCAAAGAAACGCAGAGATAGGTAATTTGTCATATAAAGCCCCGTAGTCTGTTAAAAGTGTTTCAAAGTATAAAGCTTTAGACTGTGTGCTTTTAACGCTAATCCAAATGCCTGGCGTGAATTCACCATGTCCTTTTTCTAAATCATATAAGTATTCTTTGCGTACATATACGTTTACTGGTGGTAAGGGATGAACTAAGAATGCCATTTTTATTCCTTATAATTGGTTGTGTGCTTTAGCCATAAAAGCTTTTGCTGTTTCTACTGCAACTGCTGCATCTCTACAATAAGAGTCAGCACCAATTGCTTTTCCAAATTCTTCGTTAAGTGGAGCTCCACCAACTAATATTATGTAATCGTCTCTTACACCTTGTTCAATCATCGTATCAATTACCACTTTCATATATGGCATTGTAGTAGTAAGCAAAGCACTCATTCCTAATATGTTTGGTTTATGTTCCTCGAGCGCATCAAGATAAGATTGAACATCGTTATTAATACCAAGATCAACAACTTCAAAACCTGCGCCTTCCATCATCATGCTGACTAGGTTTTTTCCAATATCATGGATGTCGCCTTTAACTGTTCCAATTACCATGCTTCCAACCTGTGGTGCGCCTGTTTC